CGAGTGGGAAAAAGAAGGACACCTACGTTGCTGTTGATGAGACCAAAGTCATGGTCACAATTGTTCAACAACTCTCTGAGTTCTTCAAACTCCAAGAGACTTTAGCCGCACACATTCGAGAGGAAGAAGAAAAGTCCAGAAACGTCTTTAATCCAGACCAGAACCAGATGGAAGCCGCACTGAAGCGGGTCATGGCGATGGATCAGATGGCGGCGCTGGAAGTGCAGATCAGGGAAACGATGGTGTATCAGAGCCCTCCAGAAATGGGTGCGCTGTACAGCAAAGTGTTTGAGATGAGGGATGTAATTGCCGCCGAACAGGAAGCGGCTAGATTGGCCCAAGAGCAGAAAGAGCGAAGGCTGAGATGGCTACGTCACCAAAGGCAAGCAAATCTAAACCTCAAAGCGGGAGCAAGCGTCCTGACGCTGATATTTATCGCATACCTGTGGACATGGTTCCTGTGGCTGAAACAACTGAGGAGCTTTTGATGGGTATGCTGGGTTGGGTTTGTGCGGTGGCCTTGGTGGCGTTGATGTTGCCTTTGCTGGCCTTTATGTATTTGGATGTGCTGGAAACAAAAGCCGAAGCCAAGGCCCAGATGGAAAAGATTGAAAAACTGAGGCGAGAGATTGAGAGGAAAAATCGTGACAAAGAGCCTGTTAATTTTGATGACAACCCTGTGTTTGATCGCCTGCGAAGACCGCTATCGGTATCCCTGCCAAGACCCAAAGAATTGGGGTAAGCCGGAGTGCGAACCGCCTCAGTGCGATGCATCTGGAACCTGTACTAGAGATTTAATCACGAAGGAGATGTATGACAACCTCAAGAAGAAGCCCTGAAGAGTGGCAAGCCCTGAGTCAGTTTTGGACTCTGATGTTCTTTAACGTAGCCATCGTCACCATGATCTTTGGTTTGCTTTACTGCGTTATGTTTGTCACCCAGCCAATGGTTGGTCAGGCCAAAAATGACGCTTTCCTGCTTGAGCTACTCAAGACCGCTGTAATCTCCATGATCTCAATCATTGGCACATTGCTGGCGGTTAACCACGGATCGCAAGCCACGGCAACTCCAGCCGCCCCAAAGCCTCCTGTGCCGCAAGTACCGGTCAGGCCCCTAAGCACTCAAACTACCGTGGATGTGCCATGAGCATCTTTAATCCATACGTTTTACTTGGAATTGTGCTGGCTATTGTTGGTAGTTTTGGCGGTGGCTACTACAAGGGTGGACAAGATGAGGCGACTCGGCAACAATTGGAAATAGCCGGTTTAAACGCTCAGGCAAGGCAAAAAGAACAAGCCTTGACCGCCGCAGTTAACGCCCAAGCAACCCAACTCATGAAGGCAAATCAGAATGCAAAACTTCTACAGCAAAAACGCAATAGTGATATTGAGTCTGGCTTGCTCAAGTTGCGGATTCCTGTCAAAGCCCCCGACTGCTCCATACATACCTCCGCAGATACCGCCCCTTCCTCTGGAGCTAACCTTGGAACGGCATCAGCCGAACTTGACGGACAGACTGCTCAATCTCTTATCGCCATCACAGACGAAGGAGACACAGCCATCAGAAAACTCAACACCTGCATCACCCTCTACAACGAAGCCTATCAAACCTTAAGGAGCAAGCCATGAACCTGTCAGAAAACTTTACCTATGAGGAATTAACCCACACCGACCACCGTGAGTTCGATAACACGCCCAATGAAGCTGAAATGGCGAATCTGGTGCGTCTTGCCAACTTTCTTGAACAAGTGCGTGAAGTGCTGGGCGGCAGAGAGATTCACATTAATAGTGCGTTTCGCAGTGCAGAGGTTAACCATGCAGTGGGTTCGACTGATAAATCACAGCATCGGCATGGGTGCGCTTGCGATTTTCGTGTAAAGGGTATGACCCCAGATGAAGTTGTCAATGCCATCATTGAGGCTGGCTTGCCCTACGATCAGGTCATTCGTGAGTTTGACAGATGGACTCATGTATCAATTCCTAACGTCGAAGACGCAGAGCCACGCAACATGGCTTTAATCATCGATAAGGCTGGCACACGAGCATTTGCCTAAAGGTGAATCATGGCTCTTCAAAAATTAATCTATAAGCCCGGTTTAAACAGGGATCAGACCAACTACATGGGAGAGGGTGGTTGGTATGAGTGTGACAAGATTAGGTTTTTGTCGGGCAGTCCTCAAAAGATTGGCGGCTGGACAAAATACACAAACACCGATCTTTCGGGCGTGTGTCGCCAGATGTTTAATTACGTCACCAGCTACAACGACAACATCATGTTTCTTGGAACAAGCTCTCGTGTGTACGCAGAAGCTGGCGCTGTTGTTCATGATCTGACCCCTGTTCGGATTATCTTTGCCCCAACGGTGACAAACAATTGCTTTACAACAGGGGCGGCTAGCTCGAAAGTCATTACTTGCACTTTGCCCAATCATGGGGCGGTTACAGGAGATGGAATTTACATTACAGGCGCTGTTGGCTTTGATGGAATCACATCCGCACAACTTAACACCGTTCACACAATTACCAAAATTAATGCCAATACATTTAGTTTCACCGTAACGTCTGGCGCTACTGTTGGCGGCGTGTCTGGTGGAGGCACAAGTATCTACGTTTACTTTCAAATCAGCATTGGCAATGAGATTGGTGTTGTTGGATATGGATGGGGTGTTGGAGGATGGGGGAGAACGAGCTGGGGTGTTGGCGCTCCAACTCCATTGATTGCGCCTCAGCGAGATTGGTGGTTTGACAACTTCGACAATGATGTCATCATGAACATCCGTAACGGAAAAATTTACTATTGGACGTATGTAAATATTGGTGGCAACCCTCAATTTGATGCACCTGCAAATTGCCCTATTGAGCTTCAATATATGCCCGATGCAAGTAACTGCCCCATTCAAGCAACTCAGATGCTTGTTGCTCAAAACCAAAAAATTGTGTTGGCTCTTGGTGCGAATGACTACGGCACAACATCTTTTAATCCTTTGTTGATTCGATGGTCTGACATAGACAATCCATTTAACTGGACTCCAACAATTGAAAACTCCGCAGGTTTTTTGCAACTTCCTTCCGGCTCAAAAATAATTTGCGGACTCAGAACCCGTCAAGAAATTTTAATTTGGACAGTTGCTATTCTTTACTCATTGCAATTTACCGGAACAAATGATGTATTTGGATACCAACAACTTGCTGACAACATATCTCTCATAAGCCCCCGAGCCAAGGCGACGGCAAATAACACAACCTACTGGATGGGGTTGGATAAGTTTTATATGTACAACGGTACAGTGACAACCCTTCCCACAACACTCAGAAGCCATGTGTTTGGCAATCTTAATTTTGATCAAGCAGATCAAATTATTTGCGGAACAAATGAGGGCTGGAACGAAGTTTGGTGGTTTTATCCAAGCGCAAATGCTTTAAAAAACGACAGCTACGTTATTTGGAATCACGTTGAACAAGTTTGGTATTACGGAACCATTGATCGATCTGCGTGGATTGACAGCCCTTTGAGAAAGTATCCGCAGTCGGTAACTAATGCTGGTTTTGTTTACGACCAAGAAAATGGCGCTGATGATGGTGTGTTGCCGATGGACTCATACATTATTTCAAATGATGCTGATCTTCAAACTGGCGATCACTTTATGCTGATCAGAAGATTGATACCCGACGTTGACTTCACTGGCTCCACGGCAGACAACCCAGAAGTTCTTATCACAATGAAGCCAAGAAATTTTCCGGGCTCCGCCTATCAGAGCGAGCCATCTGAGCCGGTCATTCAAACCGCCGTAAATCAATTTACTGATCAAGTGTTTCTTCGTGCCAGAGCGAGGCAGATGGGTTTCAAAATTGAATCTGTTGATCTGGGTGTTAAGTGGCAACTTGGTGCGCCACGAGTTGATGGTAGACCCGACGGGACTCGATAATGGCATTACAAAAATTCAAAGCACCAATACTTCCTGTGCCTACACCGGCATATGACGTTAACTACATGAGTCAGTTCATTCGTGCGCTGGGAAATTACTTTGTCCTGCTGGATTCAACAACACCAATTCAAGTTGACTCAATAATCCTCTCCAACACACCGACCAATGCCGGAGGTTTGGCGATTGGGTCTGTGTATAGCGATGATGGCACTCTCAAAATTGTTCTTCCAAATAAAGCATACGCCGCAAGTTTAAAAGCCACGGCAACAGTTAACAACGTAAGTGTTACAACTACATAAAAAATGATCACAAGAGAGTTTAAACATGATACGATTTAAAAATTACCATAGGAGTGTCCGCTCATGAGCCCCTCAGAAATTGTTGCAAATGAGGCCAAAAAGCATAATATAGACCCTCGCATTTTTTTTGCGTCTATAAAGCAACACTTGGATGACGGAAACTCTCTTTTGCTTAAAGAGCAGGATACTGTTTTTCTTGTTACACGCATTGGCAACGATGCCGTTGAGGTTGCCATGTTTACCGCAGATGGAGTTACAAATCTTCCATCCGTTGTCATTGCGGCTTTGAAAAAAATTAAAACTTCTGGAGCCAAATTAATTTATGGCGACAAAGAGGATGCGATGTTTTTGAGTGTTCTCCAGAAACTTGGTGCGCCAATAAAGCCAGAGAACTCTGATGGTCACGCTTGGTCTATTCAGATTTAAGGAGTAACAAATGAGTTTTTGGAGTTTTGTAAAAGAAGTTGTTTCCGCCCCCGTAAAGGTTGTTCAGGCTGTCGTAAAAGGCGTTGATAACGCCATTAAGGACGTTGGAAATTTCATTGACAAAACGGTTCATGACATTATTCCCGGAGGTTGGACTACCCTTGCAGAAGTTGGCCTATCGTTCACGCCTCTTGGGGCGCTAGGGGCGGCTGGGCTAGGGGCGCTATCTGGGGCAACGCACGGCTTTAAAAGCAATAAATTTGATCTAACCGGCGCAATCATGGGTGGCATTGGCGGCTA